TTAGGAGGTTATATTTTTTTCTCTTATTTCATCATGAGTGTATGTCGATAATTGTTTGTGTGTGTATTTTGAAATGTCATTGTGCTCGTTATACATAATTTCTACATTAAGAGACATGTTGGCCGGAATTATTTTTCTCGCATTTTCGCTTACCATGTTGTAAAGAGAAGCTACACTTAATGCCAGCTTAATGTTAACTTTATATTCAGAATTTAAGACCTCAAATTTATACCCGTCGCTTCCGCATATGCTACATAGATATTCATCAAAATTCTTGTATGTATAAACAAAAGAGCGGTTTAAATATATTTTTACTGCTTTTTTTCTTGTATCCAACGAATCGGAGTTACTGCTTTTAATGCCAAACATACTTTCATAACGCTTTATTCCTTTTTCGTCTGACGTGTTTACCCATGGCATTGACATGCATGAATTAAGATAAGCTTCCTCGTCGCTAAAAATGGCATTTTCTGCGTTTGCTATAGCCTTAATTTCTCTGTAATCCCTTAAAAACTCCGGCAGATATTCTAAGTATTTTTTCATTCAAACACCGCCGTTCCAAGTATAGGTATGCAGTCACTGTCAAGCACAATGTTTTCTTTTGCGCTGTTTATTGATACATTTTCAACATCAATCACTCCGTCGGTGTCAAGTATCTTCATTTCAATTCTGCTTATTCTGACAGTGAGACTGTCACTTTGTCCCCATTCCTTGGCAAGCTGTAAAAAATAATCTTTAATTGATTCTTTTGCGTTTTGAAAAACCGTGTCTTTGTCATATCCGTCAGAAATGGTAAGACTTGCACTGACGTTTATTGTCTTTCCTTTTGCGGCTTCAACATAAACATCATGTCCGATGGGAGCTTTTCCATATCCGCTTCCTTTTGGTTTAGGGTCAATTAATTCTTGTACCTCATTTATAATGTCATCATCGGGTATCTCATAGCCGTTGTTAATTAACACAAGCCTTACAGTACCGGCACCATAGTAAACAGGAAATACTTTGCATCCTCCAACACTGTCTATTTGAGAAACAATGTTCTTGTAGTCGTCAATGTTTCCGCCAAATGAATTGGTGTCAAAACTGTTAAAATATCTTTTTCTTAAGTTGTTGTCGTCCTCAGCGTCTTCGCCGTAAGTAATTATTTCAGAAATTCCCGCTGTGGCAAGACCGTCAATGTATTCAACTGGAATAATTTTCCCAGTGTAGCTGTTGCCTTCGCTGCCGGATGTCTCGCATTGCATGCTGAAGACACCCTTGTCAAGTTTTTTAACGGCATTGTAGTTCATTGTACCGCCCTGAAATCTGTCACCGATAGAAATGTCAAAAGCGTTCCCGTCGGTGTCATAAAAATAGCCTTTAAATACTGCATTTACAGAGCTGTTCCTTTTTATGTTTCTTTCAGCAGTTCGCCTTTCAAGGTCATCGCCTGTGGCCGTATCGGCGAACATTCTGTCAGCAAAAATATCCATGTCTGCATAAAGCCTGCTGCTTTCGGCACTGTTTGGGGCAAGAGTGTCATAAATAATGCTTCCTTCTCTTTTGTCGAGACTGTCGTCAACTAACGCAAGCTTGCTTTTCAAAAGTTCCTCATAAGTCATATCTTCAAACATTTTTTACACCTCCGTTTCCATACCAATCAGGCCTTCGGCAGTAACAGCATTAAATTTTATTTCGAAGTTTCTGCCGTTTTTTTCTACTTCAATATTTTCAATACTGCTTATTCTTTCATCGGCAAGAAGAGCATCTTCTATGTGTTTTTCAATAATAGTTTCAGTATCACCTAAATTAGTACCAATCATTTTGCTTATTTCGCTTCCATAATTGTAACTGTAAATTTCAAAAGCATATCTTTGAGTATATAATATGTTTTTAATTGCCTGCTTCATTGCTTCTTTTTCGTAAATAAAACCGTGAATTGTTTTTCTGTCTTCATCGAGACAATATGTTTTGGTAATCATATCACTCATACATTTTCCACCACCCTTTCAAGAACAATAAATCTCTGTCCGCCCTGAACTCTAAGCATTATAACTTTTTCGCCTTTTTTTAGATGGTTGCATATGGTAATTTTCTTTTTACCCAGTATTTTGTGGTTGTGATTTGTGTATGAATTTGTATTTTCGGTATAAATATCGAAGTCCATTTCCCGCTGTGTATCCATTACGGCACCAGTTAGTAAAAGGTGTTTTTCATTAATGCTCATTTTCTGCTGAGAACGTATGATAAGAGGCTTCTCTTCTTCAACTGTGCCAAAAATTATTTTAACCGGATCCGATGCCTCGTTTGCGGAGACTGAAAGCTGTTTTAGAGCATTTATTAATTTGTCCAATAAATCACTTCCCTTTTATATGTGTGTACCTTCGCCGCCGTATGCAACATATTCGGCTATTTTTTCGGCAAGACAATTTATCATGTTGTCCTCGTCTGATTTATTGTATATGTTTGAATAGTTATTCAAAACAATGTTTATGTTTTTGTCTTGGCTTCTTAAATCGTCGGTTGTGTTTTTATTGTAAAAATTGTCGCCGAAATATTCGTTATGCTGCGCGTATTTTTTTATATTTGAATTTTCCGAAAAACTTTCGTCATTGTTTAAATTTTTCTCAAATTCTTCTGTCGAGTCTAAGAAGTTTGTATATTCGTAATCAGTATTTTTGCTTTTATTTAAGTTTAGAACAGAATCATTATTTGAGAAATTGCTGCCTTCATAATTAAAACTATTTGTTAAAAAGCTTGAACTCATTTCAGATAAAAACTTGTTTGTCAAAATATCTGAACTTGTTTCAGATAAAATTTTGTTTGTGAGAACGTTTGAACTTATCTCAGATAAAAATTTGTTTGTATTCGTATAAAACGCATCGAAAACAGATGAAACGTTTTTAGGATTTTCTTCTTTTAAGTTTCCGTCGTCGTTATTTTTTTCATTTTCATTGTTTTCAACAATCGGAAAACCAAAAATATCGTTTTTATTCTCGTTATTTTCGTTTAAAACAAAATCATTATCTTTAACAGCCAAGTTTTCAATATATTCTATGCTTTTCATGAGGTCGTCCAAAGTATAAAAATCATTAAAATCAGTCATTTATAAGACCTCCTCTTAAAACAATGTTCATTGTGTAAATACCGTTATTAAATATATGCTCAACTTCCTCGCACAGCATTTTGCTGTCTATTTCAATATCGGTTTCGTTTTCCATTTTTACATATATAAGGCTTCCTGCTCTTACGTAGGTGTTCCCAAAAGCTCCATTTATTGAAAGGCTGCGTTTTTTTTGCCCGTAAAGTTTTAATAATTTTTCAGCCTTCAAGTTTCCGTCCTCGTCATCCGATACACTGCCTGAATATTTTAAAACTCCCCACCTTGACTGAAGGTTTTCATCTTTTTTAAAATACTCCTTGTCACCGTTTTTTCGGTCTTTTTTTGTAAGCTCAATGCAGTTAAATACTCCGTTGTCAATTGAAGAACTGTAGCTGAAATTTTCCGCAGTGCTGTCCAAAACGGAATAATCCACAGCCATATTTTTGCAGTTTTTTAAAGAAATCTTGCCAAAATCATCGGTAAGTATAAAAAGAGTACCTGTGTTTTCGTAAGTTTCGTCAATTGCACCCTGAATTATGTCGAATAATGTTTTGTCGTCACAAATCAAGTCTGATACCGTATAAGGTGAATTTTCAATTTCTCCGACTGTAAGATTCATGTCACCGGCTATTGTCTTAATTATTCCCGAAACATTTTTGCCTGTAAAAAAATATGTGCCTTTGTTTTTTAAATACCTAAGCTGGTCGTATGCAGTAACAGAAATTAATTTTTCCTTGTCACGGCTTTTTGAAAATATCCTGCCGGAAAATAATCCAATGTCATCAATGTAAATCCTAACCTTGTCGCCTTCTGTAAAATCCAGCTTATCATCTTTAAGCACATTAAAAATAGCTTTTGAAGGCATAAGGCTTCTGCTTTGAGATATTTTTATGCTTCCCTCTGCCACAGCAGTAAATGTAGTATTGTCATGGTCTATTTCTATTTTTGCATTATTCAAGCTTAATCACCTGCCCCGGATAAATTTTGCTTGGGTCTTTTATACCGTTTAACTTTGCAATTTCAGGGTATTTTTGAGCATTGTTTAATTCTCTTTTGCAAATACTCCATAAATTGTCGCCGGGTTTAACTGTGTACAGTAAGGGTGTTTCGTGAGAGCTTGTTCTGACATATGAGCTTTGAGCATAAATATTTCCGGTTTTTGTGCTTTTAGCAGCTTTGTATTGCTTTAATTTAAGGCTGATTCTCACATCGAGGCCATCATTTGCCGCTTCTACAATCCCTATTCTTTCAATTGTAACTGTTTCCTTGGTTGTAAAACCGACTCTTTGGTAAGGCAAGTCTTTTCTGATTATTTTAAACAGTACAGTTTTGCCGCCGTAAAATATTTCTTTAAGTTCCTTTATATAAGTATATGGTTCTTTAAAAGTAGTAAGATATTGCGCATAAGGCACTTTTCCCCCCGGAAGTATAGCATCAAATTCATATTCCGTAAGCCCCGGAGTTCTTATGCGGCTTAATTCCTCCATATTTATAAGCTTTATTGTGTCATTTTGCCCTTTGTAATTAATAGATATTTTTTCAGGAGCTACAGGCAGAAGAATATTGCCTATGTAAACCAAATACATTTTTTCACCTTCTTTTTTTCTCGGTTTCAATTTCAATGCAAGCCGCAATAAATGCGCGCTCTTCCTTTGAAAGTTTTATGTAATGCGAGGGAAGCAATCCGGCTTTAAGGAAGGCTTTGTATGCCACAACAGTGTCAAACAAACCTTCCTTTATCATTTTTTTGCTTCGTCTTTAAGCTCATTCATAGATTTTGAAAATCCATTTACTTCCTGAACTTTTTTTATGTATTCTATGTATTCTCCGGCTGTAAGCATTTTTTTAAGCAATTCGTCTTCACCCCAAACCCCGTAACTGTCTTGGAGTTTTTCGTTAAATAAATCCGGATAAACAGTAGAGGCAGCCGCAATTTTCCCTAAGTAGCGGGCATTGTCAAATACCTTTTTGCCGTTTTGTTCCATAATACAAAGAACTCTAATTTTTTCTTCTTCGTCGCCGCTTAGAGCCCTTATTTCCCATAAAACAGGTTTTTCGTCTAACTGAAAGCTTTGGCTTGCCGCATATTTCACATTTTCTTTTTTAATTTTGTTTTGGCTTAGAAAAATATCAAGATCCATTTTTACCTCCTATAATGTAATCCCACAGCAGTAATAAAAATCACTGCTGCGGGATAAAAATTTTATCCAAGTTCTTTAAATTTATCAGGCATTTCCCAATCCTCAAAAGTAAAGTCGTATTCTTCCTCAAGATATACAGCCGAAGCATCAAACTTCGCCAGTACGCCGCCGTTTAAGTTGCAGTCTTTAAGTATAATTGTCTGCCTGCCAACACTGCTTGTAGGGTCCTCGTTAGAGATTTGTATGTCAAAATACATGTCTTCTCCGTTTTCCTTAAACTCATATAAAAGTTTTCTGAAAACGCTGCTGTTGTAGTGAAATTTTGCTGTACCTGTTCCCTTCCAGCCTGTTGATTTGTTTCCTTTTCCGGTTTTTCCTAAAATAGGCACTTCTACTTTAGTCTTTTCCATTTTTGCCTCAAGGTTGATTGCCTGCATGAAGTTGTATCTGTGATTGTCGATTGTAACATAACATTCAGCCATAGAAGCAATTATAGTGTCTTTCGCATTCATTACCTGCGCCATTTGTTTTCCCCCTTTTTTACTCCACAACAACCGTCATATAAAGCTTGCTCATAGCACATACGGGAGTAATGGAGTTTTTAACAACAACTGTTTTCTTGTCATCTCCGATTTCGACTGTAACGTCTTCCGCTTTGAAATCCTCAATAGCGCCAAGGTCCTGAAGCTGTCTGTTGTAAGAAACAATGTCGTTCCAAAAAGCAGTTCTTCCTGACTTGTTGTTTTGAACTTTCCCAAGATAGTGATTGTTAAACATAACGGCAATGTCGTTTCCTGTTGAGTCTAAAAGTCTTATTATCTGGTTGTCTGAAAAATCGCTGCTTTTTGTGTCTGAAAACTCGGTAAATGAGTTTATGTCCTCTAATACTTTAATGTCGTTTCCGTTTCTGTGCAGCATAAATTTCCCTGCATTTATTGCTTTTACAAGCTCACTTTGAGTAAAGTCAACATCCGGTGTATATTCCCCGTCATAAGTTTTGTTTGTTAAACTTTCGTTTATGTTGCAGGCACATTCAGCTCCGCTGACCCACCAAACAAGGCCGTATTTTTCATTTTCTTTTGAATCAGTTCCTACATTAATAATACCTTCATTATCACCGCTGTAATTGTGTATAACCGTTTGAAATTTAATACCATAGTCTTCGCGCATTGTCTTGGTAAAATCACCGTAAAGTTTCTTTATGGCATTGTCGTCACTTATGCAAGCTAAAATATTGAAGCTGTAGCTTTCCGATAAACTTAAAAACTTCTGTTGGTCGGCTGCTGTGCTTTCGGTATCTGTTCCGCCAGAAAGAGAAATTCCGGCTGAAGCCGTAAGTGTTGAATCTTTTATAAATGTAACAAAATTATTGTCTTCAAGCTTGTCCGCAGACGTAACGGTTTGAGAATCAACTTCAGTCTCATCCACCAATGTTTTAACCGTAAACCCGTCATCGTTGCTTTCAACAGTAATCTTTATGTCATTTCCTCTTGTGCCGCCGCATCTTGCCTTAGCAATAGAACATGTTGCCTTGTCTCCGCCGTTAAGTCTGTAAAAATAAACCGTGTTTGCGTTTGTAAAAATATCTTTTATTCCTTTAAGCTCGTCGGAACTGTAATCGAATCCGAAAATATCGAAGCTGTCAGATAAAAATTCTTGGGCTGTTACCTCAAAAATTTCACCTTCCGTTCCCCATTTAAGGTCGCAGGCCACAGCCGCATAACCCCTGTCACTTATGCTGGCACTTGCGTTTGACGCACTGACAAAATTTATGTATGTACCCGGCAGTACCTTATTTTGAGTAAGGAAAGTACCTCCTCCTAAAGCCATAATTTACACCTCTCTTATTCATTCATTTCAAGTTTTTCCATAAGTTCCGAGCTGTCCTCAGTAATATATATGCTTACTCTGTATTCCGCCTCAATAATGACCTTATCTTTTTCGCATGATGCTTCACGCCTGAAAGCAAAGTATTTCTCATTATCGTTTTGAACAATTTTAATGGCTTCAAATATTTTCTCAAGCATATCTGTAAGTTCCTCATATAAACCGCTTTTGCTGTAGCCTTCAATTTCAAAAACCACGTCTAAAATTCCTCTGTTCATAATCATAGACTGAATTTCAGATTTAATTGTTCTTATAAAGAAGCATGGTTTTTGTAATCCCTGAGAAACTTTCTCGTCATATATTCTGAATTCATCTCCGAAACAGTTGTTTAAAGCCGTTTCAATGGCATTTTTAATTTTTTCTTCCATTCTAATCATTCCTTGTTAAGGATTTTCATCAAAAATATCAAGCTCTGTTTCCTGATGCGTTATGTAATGCTTTCCTTCTGAGGCCGCCTTATATTTTACTGTTGTACCCATGTGGTAAACAATAATTACGTCACCGCTTTCAATTTGGGGCTCACTTTCAAGAAAAAGCCGTACACTTTGGTTCTTTGTGCTTATAGTATTGGTTTCACTGTCAAAACCACTTTTTAAAAAACTCAGCTTGCAATTTACAGAATCATATTTAAGACTGTATGTGTTTTTTGTAACAGCTCCGCTTTTTTCCTCAGTACATCTGTATACGTCACATTTGTCATTAAAAAGCAGTTTTGCCTGTTTTAATTCCATTTTAACCTCCTGAATTTTTCAAGCTTTGCTTTGTAGTTGTTTATATAGCTGTATCCCACATCCTCTAAAAAGGTCATAGATACATCGCCTTCCGAAATGCTTTTAAGTTTTTCTCCGTCGCATTCTCTGCTGTAAATGTCCGCCGCAATTTCGGCACATATGTCGTCAAGGGAATCGTCCGTGATTTCATTTATGTTGCAGTAACCGCAGATTATTTCATTGGCTCGCTTTACGGCAAAATCAAGGCGTTCATTATCAGTGCTTTTCCCATAAATCAAGTTTGCTTTTTCGAGTGTGTTCAAACAAAATCACCAGTCTTTCATGATTCCTTTTTGCTCATAAAGATGCCTTTTGCCCTGTTTTCGTAAACAAATGCGTCATGATAAAGTCTGAACTGGAAAAGCCAAGCGTCAAGCTTCTGGTTTTCGTCAGGCGAGAATACTTTAGGCATGGCAAATTTTTTTGCCTGGACAACGCTTTCCGGATATATCATCATAAAGTTAATGCCTACAGCAGCGTCGGCTTTTGCATATCCCCAACTGTCGGCACCGTCGTTAAGAGTAATACCAGTGTAAAATCTCGTTTTAGGAACATAAAAAACACTCATGTTGTTGTATTTTGTAACGACAGTGTTGGCTTCGTTTTCATTTGTCCATTGACGTGATAAAGCACTGTTAAAAGCAGGCTTTAACTCGCTGCTTACAAAAAGCATGCGTCCTTCCTGAGGCACTTCGGCGTCGTCCATCTGCATTGAAGCGTCGTCAATTTTTGTAAGAATGTTGTCTTTCGTAATTGTGGCCGCATCTGTACCGATTCCGTTAGATGAAGCGTATTTTGCAAATCTGTAGGCGTCAAGCTCAGGTACAACCCATTCTCTCATAAAGTTTCCGGTAACTTTTCCGAAAACCATTCCTAATGTTTCCTCGTCGTCCATTCTGTCAACAGAGATTTCTTTGCCTCTTTCCTGAGAAAGCTTTAAAGTTTCCCATGTTGCAGTCACATCGCCTTTCGGGTATCCGTTTGTTCTCGAATAATTGCCAAGGCCAGTCGTTGATACTTTTAATATTTTTATTTCGTTTGCGCCTGTAAAATCGGTCATAGAGTTTGAATCAAGATTTTCCGTCACAGATTCCGCTTTGTATATTTCGTCAACTACAGGTAAAAATTTTGATGCATAATCGATACTGTTTGCCATTTAAAATCCCCCTTTTATTTAAGTCCGGCACCTTTTCTTGCATAGTCCATAAAAGACTTTTTACGTTTTGATAGATTACCTCTGGATACTCCGGTTCCCACCAGATTTTCACTTTTTTGAGTAAAAAGATACGGGTCGCTTTTCATAATTCTTGAAAGGTCGACACATAGATTTCCGTTTTCGTCGTTAAAAATATCGCCTTCTTCAATAAGAGCTCTTATGGCTTTGATATTTTTACCGCCGCATTTTTGGATTTCATTGTCAATTAACGACTGCTTTTTCTCATTTTCAAAATCATCTTTTAGCTTCTGAATTTCAGCCAAGTATTTCTCTTCTGTCTGACTTTTGTTTTCATCAGAAACACTTTTTTCAATGAAATTTTGCTCAATAAAGTTTTCAATTTCTTTTAGTTTTTCTTCATTGTCCAAATCACTGTTTAGTATGTCTGAAAGCTGTTGCATAAAATATCTCCTTTCATCCCGCCTCTGCCCGCCCGTAAATTATTTTTCTTTGCTTATCTCATCAACAAAAGGATGATTGCTTATAAGTGTTTCGTCGCTTATAAGTCCTTCCGACATCTGTATCATCTGTACTGTTTCATAATCGTTCGTGATAGCGTTTCTTCTAAGACAAACGTTTATCATGTCGGTGCTGTAATTAGTTTTGTGCTTTCGGTTGTAGTCTTCAATCATGTACCATAAAAGCTCGTTTATGCATTTTTTAAGCTGAACACTTACGCCGGCGGCTTTTAGCTCCAGCAGTGTGTATTGGAATTTAAGTGTAACGCCACTTGTGGAGCTTCCGAGCCTGTCAACATCAGTGTCAACACCTTGGCCGAACTGGAAAATGTCTTTTCTCAGCATTTTCATGTAGTTTAGCCGTCCTTCCATTGAGATGTCGGTCTGTTTTGCCTCCACATTTCCGCTGCTGTCTGAAATATTTACAGCTTTGTTTATCTGTAACTTTTTCGCTATTGCTCCTGCCGTTTCTCCGCCGTACCCCTGTATTACCCAGTAAAGCTCAACAAGATCAAGCAAATTGTTTGTTGCTTCACTCGATAATAAGTCATATGCATCAATAAGCCCTTTTACAGCCTCAAGGTCGGTAGTTGCTCTTGAGTTGTTTTTGAGAATAATAAACGGTACTTTATTCCAGTTGTTTTCACTTCTTTTTTTCTCAAATCCATCCTCAAGACTAACATTCCACCAATGGGGACATGGATTCTTGTCCACACTTTCATCATAAATAAAATTGTGGTTGTCATCTTCCATGTAATATGTGACATTTCCTTTTGTCCACCATTCAACACGTTTTCTTATATATTTGTGCCCATTTCTTATAACTATGGTGTCATAGTATCTAATAAGCTGTTCAAGGTCAGTTTCAAATCTGCTGTCATATATTGGAATGATTTCCTCTGCCGGAACAATGCAGAATTTAAGTTTGCCGTTTTTGTCATAATAAACATGCAGTGCTTCGTAACCTTTGTTGCTTGCACCTGTAAGAAGATTTTGTAAAACCTCGTTAAAATCCTCGCTTGTAAATTTGTCTACAGCTTTCTCAAATTCGCTGTCTTTTTCTTTGTCGAAATTTACTCTTATGACAGGTTTTCTGCCTATTATGTATCCAACCTTTTGGTCTACAAGAATCCTGTGAAAAGCATTCACATTGTGGTGGTTGCTTCTGTTCGGATTTGTAAAATTGGTTATTTTTTCACTTTCGTCGCCGTTATCATCAGTCACGCTTTCGGATATTCGGCTTTGCCTGAAATCATTTTTGCATATGTCGTGGTCGTAAGTGTAGTACCTCTCACCTTCAATCATTTTTCTTTTTTTGTCGCTGTTTTCATCTTCGTTTATGATGTATTTCAGTATGTCGCTTTCGTTTATTTTTCTGTCGGCGGTAATCTTCGCATTAATTAAGTCAGTTTCTGTTAAAAACATTTCTACCTCACTTTCACCATATCCATGTCGAATTGCCTTGAATATCTCACAGCGTCAATGGAATGATTGTTTTTATCGGGATAAAAAGCTCTGAATCCGCCGTAATCATCTTTTTCGAGTTCATACTCCAAAAATTCCTTGGCGGTATACGGACATCTTTGGCTGTCAATGATAATTTCATCCATTCCTTGAAGCCATTTGATTCCATAATCAATGCTGCCTTTTCCCTTTTTAGCTCCAATGGCATTTAGCCCTTCGTAATTGAGTTCGGCAATGCTTTTCGGCTCTGCGCTGTCGCAAATTATGACGCCGTTATCTTTGTTTTCGGCCTTAATAAGCTCTGCTGCACTGCGGTTAGAGAGCCCAACTGCATGAATTTCGTAAAAAATAAAAAGCCTCCTTTTTTTTCTGTCAAAATTGTTTACCGTATAATGCAAAGAGTCGTTTGGATATCCCCAGTCAAGTCCTCTTGAAAGATGTTCAAAGCTTTTGATTTCATCTTCACTTATTTTTCTTATAATAATGTTTTTAAATACCTCTCCTCCGTTTCCTGTAGGCACTCCAAGATATTCGTGTTTGTAGCTATCGTAGTCAGAATTTTTAAGATATTCAGCTTCTGTAAAAAACTGATTTCCAAGCCAATCTTCCGGAACATCGAGATAAGTGCTTTCATATACTTTTTTGTCAGGTCTGTTTTTGATTGATTCAGTGTTTACCCAGCTTGAAATACTTCTAGGTGGATTGTAGGAATAAAAAATAACAAAATTGTTTCCGCCTCTCATTAAAGATTGGTTTATGTTTCTTATTTCTTCCATTCCGTAAAATTCATCTGCTTCCTCAAACCAAATAAATTTTGCATAACCCTTCTTAAATTTAGTTGATTTGATTTTGCTTGGATTGTCGGCACCTCTGAAAATTATTTTCTGCCCGGTATTTTTTAAAGAAAGCTTCGGCGGAGTTTGCCTTTCTTCCCAATAATCTGAAACACCAAGCATGTCAATGGCCCATAAAAGCTGTTCAAAAACGCTGTCTTTTAAATTGTTTCCAATTTTTCTCAGTGCCACAGCGTTGGCATTGGGGTCCGTCATCATTCCCAGAATTATTTCAATTGAAATAAATGATGATTTGCAACTACCCCTGCCGCCTTTAAACCAGTAGTGGGTATATTTTTGGTTGCATATGTCGCTGTGTGCCTGAAAGAACGCCGGCGCTATCAGTTCACTCAGTTTAACCATCTTTTTTGTCCTTTGGAATGTCGTCCAGAATTTGAACAAGATTCATGGCGGCAACATTTGTATCTTGTTTGTATTTGTTCTTTAATTCAAAATACAGTTTTATTGCTTGAACATTTCCTTTTATGCATTGTTCTAAAAGACTTTTCCAAACAGAAGCAACTTCTCCGATAGTAACTTTGTCCACAAGACAGTCAAGATATTTGCGAAATTCTTCTGTTCCAAGCCATTGGTATAAGGTATTTAAACTTATCCCGGCTGTTTCGCATATATTTGTAAGGTCTGTGTTAAAGCTATCTCCAACAAGAATTTCAGCTGTTTTTTTTTGCTTTGAGTTTATTTTTTTCTCTGTACCTACATTAATCACCTCCAAAATCCTTAACAGAATTATTTCTGTTTTTTTGAATTTCTGGTTATATCTTAAATAATTTAAACTTGTATTTGGTTACCCATTTTATATTTCATGCAATAAAGATTAAAAAAGAAAAGTCTGCGCAGTTCATAAAATCTGCGTCTTCCGCAGGGAACATCCATATACTCATATGAAATGCCGTCTGTTACGTTTTTAAGTATGTATGAATAAAGCTGGCTGTCAGCATTTTTGGCTGCCGTTTCAATCATGTTTATGTCACTTTCAAGCATTTTAATTTTTTTCTTGTTTTTAAGCCCTTTTAAATTTTCATTATGTTTTTTCAAACAATAAAGCCTGTTAAAGGCCCTTTTTTTCTCACTGTATTGCAGACAAAAATATTCAAGTTCTCTGTAAGCATAAAGTGATATGTTATACTGTGATAGATTTATGTCTCTTTTTCTGATTTCGTCCAAAGCTCGTCATCGTCCCTCCATGTTTGAATAGTATTTGAATTCCGTGGCACACCGTATTTTTCCATTTGGATTATTATTGGATCATCCAAGTCCTTGTTGTCGTTTTTCATAATTATGTCCTTCATAAGCCCGTAAAATATCTGTTAAATTCAGAAGGATGAATTTTCAAAATACAACTAATACGTTTTGCTTCATCAATGTTCAGAGCCGTATACCCATTTAATTTGTTGTTTATGGCATCAATGCTTATGCCGATTTCATCAGAAAGTTTTTTATATGAACATTTTCTTCTTTTCATAAGCATTTTAAGGTTACTGAACTCACTGTATTTTTTAATTTTCAC